AATGTCGTTCTTTCACATCTTAAGACAAGATACGGAAAAGAGATTAACTCTTTAGATGATTTATTTCAGGAGCGCGAAGCTAATGAAGAATTACCTGAAGACGTTTCTGCTTTTTTAAAGTATAAAAAAGAAACTGGGCGAGGTATTGAGGACTTTATGAGATTAAGTAAAGACTTCGACACGATGAACCCAGAATCACTATTAGCTAATTATTATAAGGAAATTAGCCCTGAGTTAGACGATGAAGACATCGCTCTTGAAATGGAAAGATTTTCTTATGATGAAGATTTTGATGACGAAAAAGAAATCAAAAAGAAAAAATTAGCTGCAAAAAAAGAGCTTGCAAAAGCAAAGGATTACTTCAACAATTTGAAGGAACAATACAAGGTGCCTCTTGAGTCAAGAGCGTCCTCAGTTCCGAATGAAGACATGGAGGAATACAATGCCTTTAAAGCAAATAAAAGCGCCCAGTCTACGCAGCAAGAGGAGCAAATGAAGCGTCAGAAGTTTTTCGCTGACAAAACGGATGAGTTGTTCTCAGATAAGTTCGAAGGTTTCGGATTTAATATTACTGAGAATGATAGAGTTACGTACAAGCCAGCGGATCACAGAACACTTAAAGAGCAACAGTCAAACCTAGGTAACTTCATCGGAAGCTTCTTAGATGACCAAGGCTTCTTAAATGATGCAGAAGGCTTCCATCGCGCTATAGCTGTAGCTACAGACCCTGAGAAGTTTGCTAAGTTTTTCTATGAGAAAGGTAAGGCAGATTCGGTGGTTGATTTTGAGAAAGAATCTAAAAACATTGATATGGTTCGACAAGCTCCTAATCCAACACCTAATCAAGGAGGTTTGAAGATACGAGTAGTAGATGATGGCGCAAGTAATACATTTAAGATTAAAAAACGCTAAAAACTAAAAAAAATGGCTTTAAACACACCAGGGTATTCACTTACTCCAAGTGCAGCGAAAACACCGCTTGCAACAAATTACATCTCTGATTTCAACTTTTTGAATCAGTATTTACCAGACACTTACGAGCAAGAGTTCGAGCGTTATGGTAACCGTACAATCGCTTCTTTCTTACGTAACGTAAGTGCTGAGATTCCATCTGCATCAGATTTAATCAAATGGTCAGAACAAGGACGTTTGCACACAAAGTACACAGAATGTACAATCGCTTACGGAGCTGGTAATGATACAGCTACGTTGACTGTTATTCCATCTGACGCTACAGTTACTTCTTGTAACTTCCGTGTTGGACAAACAGTTTTCTTATCTGCTAACACAGGGACTGCATCTGATAAAGCTGTAGTAACAGCAGTTAATGTTGGATCAAACGTATTCGCTGTAACAGTTGCTTACTATGCATCAGCAGGTGGTACAATCACAGCTGGTACAGGAGTTGCTACTGCATTCGTTTATGGTTCTGAGTTCTCTAAAGGAACAACAGGAATGGAAGGATCTTTGGAAGCTCAATTCCAATCTTTCGAAGTTAAACCAGTTATCATCAAAGATAAATACGCTGTATCAGGTTCTGACATGGCTCAAATCGGATGGGTAGAGGTTTCTACAGAGAATGGTGGTTCAGGTTACTTATGGTACATGAAATCAGAGCACGAGACACGTTTACGTTTCGAAGACCAATTAGAAATGATGATGGTTGAGCACGAAATGGCTGGAGATAACTCTGGAGCTGCTAGTTACTTTGGTACAACAGGTGCAGGTGGTTTCAACCAAGCTGGATCTCAAGGTATGTTCTCTGCTATCCGCGAGAGAGGTAATATCTGGTCTGCTGGTAACCCAACATCTTTGGCTCAATTTGATACAATCGTTGAGCGTCTTGACAAACAAGGAGCTATCTCTGAGAACACATTGTTCGTAGATCGTCAGTTCTCTTTTGACATTGATGATATGTTAGCTGCTCAAAACTCTTACGGTTTAGGTGGTACATCTTATGGTTTGTTTGACAACGATAAAGATATGGCATTGAACTTAGGATTTACAGGATTCCGTAGAGGTTACGATTTCTACAAAACTGACTGGAAATACTTAAATGCTGCTGACTTACGTGGTGGTATCACAGGTGGTCAAGTAAATGGTGTTTTAGTTCCTGCTGGTACAACTTCAGTTTATGACGAAGTTATCGGTAAAAACATGAAACGTCCTTTCTTACACATCCGTTACCGTGCTAACGAAGCTGAAGATAGAAAAATGAAAACTTGGATCACTGGTTCTGCTGGTGGTGCTACAAATAGCTCATTAGATGCTATGGAAGTTCATTTCTTATCTGAGCGTGCATTATGTACATTAGGAGCTAACAACTTTGTTATCTTCCAAGGCTAAGAATAACCTTAGAGGAGGGCATAGTGTCCTCCTCTATTTTTTTTATGTAAATTAAAATTAAAATTAAAATGAAAACAAAACAAGTAGAAAAAAAAGATAGAACCTATCTTTTATGTGGTAACTTACAACCATTATCATTATTTATTGCATCAAGAGATTCTCAAAGAAAGAGATTATTATATTTTGATGAAGAAAATCAAACAAACAGAGCGTTAAGATACGCGAGAAATCAGAAGTCTGTGTTTATGGATGAGCAGGATGAGAATGTTATCTTAGAGCCAATTATATTCCAAGACGGAGTATTAAATGTTCCAAAAAGTAATCCAGTTTTACAAGAGTTTTTGAGTTACCATCCAGGTAATAAAATTAATGGAGGTTCTCAATTCTATGAATATGATGCAGAAAAACAAGCATCTGAATCAGTAGAGAAGTTATTCAATGAAGTTGATGCATTAATTGCAGCTCGTGAATTAGACTTAAATACTATGTTGGCAATCGGTCGTGTTTATCTTAATGGTGACGTTGATAAGATGTCATCTTCTGAGTTAAAGAGAGATATCTTAGTATTTGCTAAGAACTATCCTGATGACTTCTTGGACGCGATTAATGATCCAGATTTAAGTGTAAGTAATATTGCATCTAGAGCTATCAACGAAGGTTATGTAACCTTTAGAGCTGGTAAGGATCTTTACTACAACTTAAAAGACAACAAAAAGAAAATTCTAACGGTTCCTTTTGGAGTTGAAGCTAGTGACGCATTAATGACGTGGCTACATTCAGAGGAAGGCGTTAAGCTATATGAATATCTTCAGAACGAATTCGGAGAAATTTAAAACTACAAATTAGGCACTATCTACATAGTGCCTTTTTTATTATCTTTGCATATAAAATAATTCAGATGATTGATAACGTAAGAAATACTGTTCTATCTATATTAAGCAAGGATAATCGTGGGTACATAACTCCAATGGAGTTCAACCTGTATGCAGATCAAGCTCAAAAAGAGATATTTGAGAGCTACTTCTATCAATATAGCGGTGCTATAAACAGACAAAATGCACACCTACATGGTGATGACTATGCAAATATTCCAGGAAGAATAGAGAATGTAATTGATACATTTATAATGCCTAGTACAAATTTAATATATGATGCACCATCTGGTTATTTCAAGTATCCATTGGATTACTATAAGATGAATAGATTGATGACTAATATTAATGAAGCAGAGAATGTAAGTATTAATAATATATGGAATTTAACATCTTCTAATTTAACTAGTCCAACAGTATTATATCCTGTATATACAATGGATAATAAAGGAATTAAAATGTATCCTCAGGGTGTTTATATTTCAACTGGAACTGTTAAAGCTGATTACATAAGATACCCTAAGGCTCCTAAGTGGACCTATGAATCTATTGGTATAAATGACCCATTATTCAATCCAAATGCATTAGATTATCAAGATTTTGAGTTACCAGCTAGTGACATGAATAACTTAATTGTTAAGATATTACAATACGCTGGATTATCAATTAGAGAATCAGAAGTGGTACAAGTTGCTAAACAGGAAGAAATACAAGATAAACAAGAAAAGATTTAATAGATGCCTAATTTAACTCCAGAACAATATTACGATAATGAATCCAATTGGGGTTCATATCAGTATGTAACATTAGCTGATATCGTAAATAACTTTATGCTTATGTATGTAGGCAATGATAAGATAGTTGCTAACGTTAAGCGTTATCAGATATTAT